AAAAAAGGCCCGTTGCTTAAGCGGGCTTGGGCGCTTGAGGAATTGTGCTTCAAACATGCGGAGGTGACCGAAACTGTACGTGGTTTACACAACGTATCTTGTCACAAAGATGTTAAGCTGTACCGCTGCCCATTATGTTCAAAGGCTTACCGCGAGTCTAGGCGAGAAAACCATGCTTGGCGTTCTTCTGTGTGCGATGAAATTGAAGAAGGCTTATCTAAGCTGCCTTGTAGGAGTGACATTGACAAGACTTTATCTCACATTGAATACCGTGAGGAAGAGTTTAGGCGAGACAGATTGCGGCGAGAATTTTTAGACAAGTATTCTGAGCATTTTATTGACGCGAATTCACACGGTTTTACCAAAGAACAATTAAAATCTCATTATTGCGAAGGGCAGACGCCGTCTAATTTTTGCCGCCCTTTTAAGTTGTTAACCAAGCATTTTATGAGGGGCAAGGTATGAACCATTTACAGAAGATAAAGCTCTCTGAGTTTTTGTTTGACATGATGAAGCGGACCAACGGCGAGTTATCTGCGATTGATGCGGGTAATTGGCCGGAGCAAGAGATGGAGCGGTTGGCTGGTGAGTTGAAAATGTGTGGGTATTTGTTGCCTAAGTTGTACCATCATTACCGCGAAGATGTTGGCTATGATTATGAGCCGCCCGGCGTGGCGGTTCCCAAGCCTGACGCTGACAATGTGGCGAGGTTGAAGTTAGCGGGCTTTGAGAAATTTGAGCCGGATAGTGGAGGGTCAGCGTTTGAATAAGCCTGTTGCCGGATTAAAGTTGAACTTCAGTTCTTCGCCCACTGTGGCGAGGTTCTTTAAGTCTGATGCGTTTGTCAGGGGCATCATGGGGCCTGTTGGGTCTGGCAAGTCGTATGCCTGTTGTGCTGAGATATTTAGGCGGGCTGTTGCTCAGAAGGCTAGTCCCAGGGACGGCATCAAGTATTCGCGCTGGGCGATTGTCCGCAACACGCATCCGATGCTAAAGACTACGACCTTGAAGACTTGGTTGGAGTTGTTGCCGGAGGATACTTTTGGCCCGGTAAAGCACTCGCCGCCTATCACGCATCACATCAAGCTGCCGTCTAGGGAGGGTGCCGCTGGCATTGATATGGAGGTTATCTTCTTGGCATTGGATGACCCCAAAGACGTTCGTAAACTTCTCAGCCTAGAACTAACGGGGGCTTGGGTTAATGAGTGCCGTGAATTGCCGAAGAGCATTATAGACGGGTTAACGCATAGGGTGGGCAGATACCCGACAAAGGCCGATGGGGGCACCACTTGGCGGGGCGTTATCTTGGATACCAACCCGATGGACAGCGACCATTTTTATTACCACTTAGCTGAGAAGGAAAAGCCTGGGGGCAAGTTTCGCTGGGACTTTTTCAAGCAACCGGGCGGCGTGATTGAGGTGCCGCTAGAGGAACTGCCGGAAAGTATGCCAGAGGCGCAGGGTTATTTGTTTCAAGCTGGGAAGTGGTGGCAGACCAATCCAAACGCCGAGAACTTAGCCAACCTTCCTGACGGGTACTATGAGCAATTGCTGGGCGGCAAGCGGTTGGATTGGATACAGTGCTATGCTGAGGGCAAGTACACGTTTGTGCAGGAAGGGCGGGCCGTTTGGCCTGAGTTCAATGATAACTTGATGACCGCTGATTTGGAGCCCGACCCGTCCCTGCCGATACACATTGGCTTGGACTTTGGTTTAACTCCAGCGGCGGTGTTTGCTCAGAGGCTGAAGAATGGCCGATGGCACATCCTGCATGAGTTGGTGACGTTTGAGATGGGCCTAGAACGGTTTTGCTCTTCGCTCAAGGCTGACTTGTCTTCGCGGTTTCCTGGCTATTCGACGTTGGTGTGGGGTGACCCGGCGGGTATGCAAAGGGACCAGATATTTGAGACCACCAGCTTTGACCATTTGAAGACGCACGGCATCTTGGCCCAGCCTACGGCAACCAATGATTTTAAAACGCGAAGAGAGGCCTTGGCCATGCCGATGGGCAGACTAATCGATGGCAAGCCGGGTTTGCTGGTTGATAGAAAGTGCATTCGCACACGCAAATCTCTTGGCGGCGGGTATCACTTCCGGCGGGTGAGCATTGGCGCGGGGCAAGAGCGGTTTAGGGACGCTCCAAACAAAAATGAGCATTCACACGTTGGCGATGCGGCGGGCTATTGTCTCTTGGGTTCTGAGCATAAAATTATGACGAAACGCCCGATGCCGACCGGCGGGTCGTTCAAGCAAGCAAAGGTGTTGGACTTTGACGTTTTCAATAGCTGAGTTGAATGAAGTAATGCGGATGCAGGGTTCTAACCGTGTGGTTCGCTGGTATCCCCATCATTTGGATATGTGCGAACTGAACGAGTTCGACGCCGCCAATATTGAACTGTTTGCGGACTACAAGCAGTACTTGGAGACCTACGCAAACGCTGGCTTGGCGTTTTCTGTCTTGGACCGTGATGGTATTAGCGCAATGTTTGGCGTTTGGCAGCTTTGGCCGGGTGTTTGCGAGGCGTGGCTGATACCTAGCAAGGACATTGGCCGCAAGGTTGTGCCCTTGCATAGAGGTTCATTGGCCTTTTTTAACCACGTTTCAAAGCAAATGAGCATCAAAAGGCTGCAATTTAGTGTACACTCATCAAATGCTACCGCTTGTACGTGGGCGGAACGTTGTTATTTTGAGCGCGAAGGCACCATGCGGTCCTACGGGCCGGACGGTGCTGACTACTACATGTACGGGAGATTGTTTCATGGGCGGTATATTCAGTAGCAGGGCACCAGCACCCACCCCCACGGTGGCTGAAACCGATGCCGATGATACCATTTCTCGGCAAGAAGCGGTCGCAGAACGACAAGAGGCAACCGAGCAACGCAAGATACAGGCCCGCAAACGGTCCAAGCGAACTAGCGGGCGGCGAATGCTGATGGCCCAAGGCGTGGCACCCGGTGATGCTGGACCTGGTCGCGAAGTTCTCTCCCGCATTCTAGGCTCTGGCCGGAACCCGCGAGGGTGAAGATGAAAACATACCGCCGCAATCCCAAACACACGAAAGGTAAAGATGATGTACGGAGCCAAAAAGCCGCCGAAAAAGCCGACAAAGAAAGTCAAAAAGGGTAAGTAATGGTACTCTCGGTCGAGGACATTAAGAAGCGGTACGCTCGGTGCAACGCTCACAAAGAAGAATGGCGCGACATATATTCTGAGGCGTATGAATTTGCCCTGCCGATGCGTAACCTCTACGATGGCTATGCTGAAAGTGGTACGCCTGGTCAAAACAAGATGCGCCGTGTCTTTGACTCGACCGCCATTCACTCGACCGCCAGATTTGCCAATCGCATTCAGTCCTCGCTGTTTCCTCCCCAGCGTCCTTGGTGCCGCTTGCAACCGGGCAATGACATTCCCGAAGAGCAAAAGATTGAGGCCCAGCAAGTCCTAGACTTCTACACCGAGAAGATGTTTGCCGTGATGATGCAATCAGGCTTTGACTTGGCGATGGGCGAGTTCTTGCTGGACCTTGCGGTCGGCACATCGGTGATGCTTATTCAACCCGGCGATACTCTGACGCCGATACGCTACACGGCTATTCCCAGCTATCACATTTGCTTTGATGAGGGGCCGAATGGGGTTCCTGACACGGTCTATCGCAAGCTGAACAGACCGTTCAATGTTATTCAACGCGAGTGGCCTGACGCCAACATCCCACAGCGGATGATTGACGATGCCGCCGAAGACCCGACCAAGAAGGTTGGCTTGATTGAGGCCACGTACACAATTGATGGCCAGATGTACTATTGCCTCGTCACTGCCGAGGGCGATGACAAGCTGGTGCATCGTGACCTCAAATCATGGCCGTGGGTGATTTCCAGATACATGAAGGCGTCAAATGAGCGGTATGGAAGAGGACCCGTACTCTATGCATTGGCCGACATTCGCACATTGAACAAAGTTGTTGAACTTACGCTCAAAAATGCCAGCATCAGTATCGGCGGCGTGTTCACTGCCGTGGATGACGGGGTGCTTAATCCGCAAACAATCAGTATTGTGCCGGGTGCGGTCATAGGCGTGTCTAGCAACGGTGGCCCACGCGGTCCAAGCCTGACGCCCCTGCCCCGTTCTGGCGATGCGAACCTGTCACAGATTGTGGCCAATGACCTGAGAACCAACATCAAGAAAGCGTTGTTGGACGAGAGCCTGACGCCTGAGAATATGAGCGCCAGGTCGGCCACAGAAATCAACGCAAAACTGTCTGAGTTATCTCAAAATCTCGGTTCGGCTTTCGGGAGATTAATCAGTGAGACAATGTTTCCCATTGTACGCCGGTCGCTAGAACTAATGGACGAGATGGGCATGATTGAACTGCCTCTCAAGGTGAACGGCCTAGAGGTGACGGTCGTTCCACAATCGCCCTTGGCTATGGCCAACAACGCGGAACGGCTAGGTGAGATTATGCAGTTCATGCAGATTTCGCAAGCGCTTGGCCCGGTCGGCCAAACACTTATCAAAATGGATGCGGTTGGCGATTACATTGCGGACCAGCTTGGCATTCCGGCTGACCTACGCACGACCTTAGAAGAACGCGCCGAGATGCAAGCGCAAATGGCCGAGGCCGCTGCAATGATGGCTGAACAGGAAATGGGCGGGGCACCGCCAGAACAGGCACCACAAGCATGAACAACGCCAGAAAAATACTACACTCTATCAACTCACCAGGCTGGGACGGCCTAGACGCTGAACCAGCACCAATAAAACTAGAAAACCTTGATGTAATGCGTGACTTGGACCTGGCCTTCAAGCGCACGTTTTCCAGCCCGACCGGCAAAAAGGTCTTGGAAAATCTACATACGGTTTACTGCGACCCACCTTGTTGGGTGCCGGGACTGGCTGAACCATACGCCTATGCCCGCGAAGGCCAGAAGTCAGTCATTGAAGATATTTTAAAGCGAGTGAAAAGAGCCGATGACGTTAAATGATGAAGGTCAAACAGTGGCCGAGACTGAAGCGCCGGAACCAGCAAGCCTTATGGAAGGCGTACAATCTTCTGAGCCAGAAAGTGAAACAACAGATGAGGCAATGCCGCACCTCGCAGCGGATGAGAAACCGCCGAAAGAGGAACGCCCGGCGTGGCTAGATGACAAGTTCGCCAAGCCGGAAGACCTAGCGAAAAGCTATGACGAACTGCAAAAGAAATTCTCTCAGGGAAAGCACAAAGCGCCCGACGAATATAGCACCGATGTACTGACCGAGGCGGGCTATGAGTTGGATGACCCGGTGGTCGATACCTATTTGGGCTGGGCCAAGAAGTACGGCGTTAACCAAGAGGCATTTGACGAGTTGGCCGGTGCCATCACGCAGATGTCCGGCGAGAACGTGGCGGCGGCTGAAGCTGACTATCAGGCTGAGTTTGATAAGCTGGGACCGAATGCCCGCGAAATTATTCAAAGCAATGTGGATTGGGCTGATGGGCAACTACGCAAAGGGTTGCTTTCAAAACCCCAACGGGAAAAGTTCAATGAAATTTTTGCTGATGCTGAATCTCAAATTATCTTGCAGACATTAAGGACTTGGTCGGGGGATTTGTCCAAGATACCACTGGCTCCGGTCGCGGAAGACCAACTGTCTGATGCAGACTTTGATGTTGAAATGGGAAGCCGAATAGCAGACCCGCGCTATCAAAGTGACCCAGCGTTCCGGCTAAAAGTAGAAAAAGAGTACATTCGCAGAGAAGAGTTGCGGCAGCGCAAATAGTTCTCCTCGCCAGGTTTCCTCCCAGCTTGGCAAACTAGGGGGGCAAGGTTTCTCGTCCTTGCCTTGCTCCCCATTTTTTGTACAGACATCAAAAGTAGTACCTAGTATTTACACATTGTACAAAATCGTGTAAGGCGATTATGACTGACAACCCTTTTTGGGCCGGTCCTCACACGTAGAGGCCGGGATGTTTCCCGATAACCAGACGCGAATTTTTGGTTTAATCAGGAGACAAGCTATGTCCACAGGACTATCACCAGCGTTTGTCCAGCTATTCGACGCCGAGGTCAAACAGGCCTATCAGGGCACTTCGATGCTGTCTGGAACAGTACGCACAAGAACAGGAGTTGAAGGTTCAACCGTCAACTTCCCAACCGTTGGAAAGGGTGCCGCATCACTGCGTTCTCCACAAACTGACGTAGTGCCGCTTAACACCGATTTTGCGACCGTAAGCTGTACATTGCAGGACTATATCGCTGCAGAGTACAGTGACATCTTTAACCAGCAAAAGGTGAACTTTGACGAGCGTTCCGAGTTAGCGCAAGTCGTTGGGTCCGCAATCGGACGCCGCCAAGACCAGTTAATTCTGGACGCAATTGCGGCAGCATCAGCGGGCACTACGGTGGCCAATACGGTTGTAACTAGCGGTTCGGCTACGGCGTCAAACCTCAATGTAGGCAAGCTTATAGCAGCCGCGAAAGCATTGAATGCCGCAAATGTTCCAGCAACTGACAGACACTTGGTTATTCACGCAAACGGTCTAGCCGGGTTACTGGGTGACGAGCGGGCTGTAAGTTCGGACTACACCTCACTTCAGGCGCTTCAGCGCGGAGACATCAACACGTTCATGGGATTCACCGTGCATGTGCTGGGCGACCGCGATGAGGGTGGCCTGGCAGTTGATAGCTCAAGTGACCGCACGAACTTTGCGTTCCACAAAAGCGCCATCGGCTGTGCAGTCGGAATGGCACCAACGACAAAAATTGACTACATCGCCGAGAAAACTTCGTTCTTGGTTGCTGCATGTCTGTCTATGGGTGCTGTCGCAATTGATGCCTCTGGCATCGTAGACATCACAACTAGGGAGTAATCTAGATGGCTTTCGCAAGAGCAAACTGGTCGCCTATTGGTGGCCAAAGTATGAAGGGCAAAGCGCCCTGCATGTGGTCCTACAAGACCGAAGACGCAAAAACCGTGGTGGACGGCGCTGGGTACTTCAACGCTGTATCCGATGACGTTTCAGTGGGCGACCTAATTTACAGCTTCGCCTCAACGGCTGGCACTGCCACGGCTTCGCACCACGTTGTTGTAAGCAACGCATCAGGTGTTGTTGACGTAGGTGACGGCGTGACAATCGCGGTTACTGACAGCGACTAATAACGACTACGGGGGCGGGCAAACCGCCCTCGTACCTATTGGAGTTGATACATGGCCCAGGGCGATACAAGCATATCTATTTGCAACCAAGCGCTACTGTTGTTGGGCGATGAAAGCATATCTTCTTTTGACGATGGCACCGCTGGCTCTCAGGCTTGCTCTATCGTGTATGACATGGTCAAGAACTCTACTCTCGGCATCTTCTCTTGGTCCTTTACTGTGGCCAAGGTCGAACTGGCCAGAAGCACCAACACACCAGCATCAGAGTGGACCTACGAATACATTCTACCTAGTGACATGCTCACCGGCGTACCTCGCGCCGTGCGTACCAGTTCGGCGGCTAATGCCCCACTGGTTCGCAGCTTTGAGATAAACCAATCAACCGGCGGTCTGTCGGTCCTGATGACTAACGAGACCAGCATCTTCATCGATTACCAAAAGGCTGTTCCAGAAGCGCAGATGCCGCCGTATTTTATCACGCTAATGGTGTACCAGCTTGCGTGGCACTTGGCCGAGGTTATCACTGACCAGACCACCAAGTCACAATACTGGCGCGGCATTGCCCTTGGCTCACCGTCTGAGAACTTCCGAGGTGGTTGGCTACGTCAGGCGATGTCTATGGATAGCAGCGGCACACCGCCCAGCGTTATCTCTGACTACTTGCTGACTGACATCAGATGAGTAGAACCCAACAATATCAAGCGTCCTTTACAGTCGGTGAACTGGACCCGCTCTTGCGCGGTCGCATTGACTTGCAGCAATACTATTCAAGCGTGGACCTTGCCGACAATGTTGTCTTTGAGCCTCAAGGCGGGTTCTCTCGCCGCCCAGGCACCCGGTTCGTGCATGACCTCACTGCCGACAACCCCAACAACTCGGTGATGTTGATACCGTTTGAGTTTAGCACTACCCAGAAATTTATGATTGTGGCGTCGGCGTTCAATACGGCCAGTACTATCCGCTTTCGTTTCTTTGCAGACCAGACCCAAATAGAGAACCTCAACAGCACAACAAACGAATACATAGATTTTGCGGTCGGCACCCTCTACGACGTCAGCGCCTTTGACCTACAAAAGCTATACTTTACGCAAAGCGCGGACACGCTGATTTGTACGCATGAGAACTTTGCGCCGTTTCGGATTACCCGTGGCGCTAACAATCAGACTTGGACCGTTGCGGCATTGACCCTGACCAAGCCACAAAGCGCATTCACAATATCAACAAGCAATCCAAGCGCGACCATTACGCCTGATGCTGTTACCGGCGTAGTCAAGGTCACTGCCGGGTCTGGCGTTTTCGCCAGTGGCAATGTTGGCCAATACATCAATGTCACCAATGATTTTGGTCGCGCCCGCATCTATGAATTTGTTAGCAGCACGGTGGTCAACGTCATTACCGAGGTGCCTTTTGCAAAAGCAGACACGGCCATTGCCAGCGGGTCATGGGAGCTAGAAGCGGGCTATGAGGACTGTTGGTCTAACACTCGCGGTTGGCCTAGAACGTGTACTTTCCACGAGGGCCGCTTGTATTTCGGCGGCAGTGCGTCAGAACCCGCCACGCTGTTTGGTTCCAAAGTATCCGACTTTTTCAACTTCAAGGCCTCAGAGGCGCTGGATGACGATGCCATCAAAGTCACCCTAGCCACCGATAGCGTCAACGCCATTACCGCTTTGCGCTCTGGCCGTGACCTGCAGATATTTACCACCGGGGCCGAGTTCTTTGTGCCTCAAGCTGACCTGACGCCAATCACGCCAAGCAATGTCACGGTCAAGTCTGCCACACGGCGCGGGTCCAAGCTGGGATTGCGCCCGCAAGCGGCCGAGGGCGGTACGCTGTTCATGTCCAAAGAGGGCAAGGCCCTGCGCGAGATGTTGTTCTCTGATGTCGAACTGTCCTACGTGGCCAACAACATTAGCTTGCTCTGTTCGCACATGATACTGGACCCGCAACGCATGGCGCTTAGACCGGCTACAGACACCACTGAGGGCGATTTGCTGATGGTGGTCAATGGCTCAACGACAACGGGCTACAGAGCGGCAAGCACTGGGTTTGCGGGCAATATCGCGGCGTTCATGCTGAACAGGCCACAACAGATTGTGGCGGCTAGTACGTTTAGCACTGACGGTGATTTCATCGATGTCGCGGTGGATGGTGACACCATCTATTGCATTGTCAAACGCACGATAGGCGGTGCCGCAAAATACTACATAGAAACATTTGACGATGACCGCACGACCGATTGCAGCTTGCAGTATTACGCCAACCCGGTCGCGCCTGACCAGGCATTGCCCAGCAACACAACGGCAGGGTCTCTAAGCCATCTTGAGGGCGAGGTGGTCAACGTAATCCGCGATGACATAGTTGACGCCAATGACACGGTCGCATCGGGTAATGCCACATTGGGCGGCGTTCCGACAAGCTATGCCGAGGTTGGTTTGCCCTTTACGCCGACCGTAACCACCCAGCCATTTGAGCCAAGGGCCGCATCTGGCTCTAGTCAGAGTGCCCGGCGGCGGGTGGTCGAAGTCACACCAATTTTAGACAGAGCGCAAAACCTGACGGTCCAAGGCAAAGAGGTGCAGCTTCAAACTTTGCCCTTGTCCGGCACTGGGTCAGTTCCGACCTTTACCGGCGTCAAAAAGCAAATGGGGTTTCTTGGCTACAGCCGCGATGCCCAGATAACAATTAGCCAGAGCAAGCCGGTGTTCTTCACGGTCCTGGCCCTTGATTACAAAGTGAGTGTTGGAGCATGAGTGGCGTAGAAATGGTTCTACTTGGGGCGCTCGCAGCCTCATCAGCGGCGGCGGGGTTTGCCAAGGTTAAGTCGGCAAAGTATCAGCGCAACGCCTACTATTCTCAGGCTCGACAGGCTGAACTAAAAGGCCGCACTGACGCCCTTGCCTACAAGCGCGAAGGCATCGACATCTTGCGAAACGTGCAGAAGACAATGGCCACGGCCAATGTTCGTGCCGCCGCTGGTGGCCTTGCCCCGTTTGTCTCTGGCGAAAGCAACGACTTAATTAACATTGCCAGCTTACGAGGTGCGGCGGACGAGTTCTCGGTGCAGACTGATAACGCCTCGCTTGCTCAATCAATGTCTCAGATACAAGCCGACAATCTTAGACAGGCCGGTGATGTCGGGGTCAAGATGGCGCGAACCAATGCCAAGATAGGGTTTGTTACAACAATGGTTCAAGGCGGTCTGATGGCGGGCGGTAAGTTCACCGGCAACCAAACAGTGCCTTGGACTAACCCCGACACTGGTGTGGTGACAACATATGGTTGAACGTCCCACATATCAGCGTCGAGGCGCACAACTGCGAATGCCGACCTTCCAAGATGCGGTTGGTCAGGTTGCGGCTAGAGGTGCGGCACAAACGGGGCAAGCCCTAGACCGGATGACTTCGTTCTTTTTGCAACAAACTGAGCAACAAGCGCAGATACGGGGCGAAGAATATGGGGCGCTTCACGCGCCTACGCGAGAGCAACTTAAAGATGCGATGGAGGGTAAAGATGACATTGACCTCCCCGGCGGTAATTTCACTGTGGCCGACCGAGCCGCCCGCAAAGCAGCCTTGGCAATCACCAGCGATAACCTACAGCATTTAGCGCAAGCTAGAATAACCGAGATTGTTTTGGATGCGTATAAAACCCAGAAAGACCCCACAGACTTGGCCACAGATGTTGACGCAGTTATCGCCGGATATGGTGACATCTTGGACAAAAACGCACCAACACTGGCGCTTAACTTCCGCGCAAAAATGGGAATGTATGCCCACCGGGAATATGAGGGCTACGCCAAGAGCCAGATAAAAACTAGCACTTCCAGCAACAAAGCCAGTGTTACGCAAATACTTCTTAATGAACGAGCGGGCATTGCAAGTGGGGGCGTGATTCAATAATGGCTGAACAACGGGGACAAGACGTAAGGCAATATGTCAGGGATGTGGACGGCAACGTCCGAGGGCTTGGCGACTACCCATACGGTTTAAAAGAACAATTAGGGGAAGACGTTGCGGCTGGCCGCATCAATTACATTTTCTACTCCGACGATAAACGGGTCGATGGCACGCCAATTGTTAAGCCGTACACTCGCGGAGACGCCCGCCGAGCGGGCAAGTTAAAGCCAACTTCACAGTATGACATTGATGAAACTGTGCCGCCAACACTAGGCGAAAAATATCAGATTATGCGAAACGACCAGCTTAACCGTGCTGTTCGCGCTGGGTACACTGCTAGTGAACTAAGACAATTAGCCAATAATTTTGATGAAAGTGTTGTGCAAGGCAGCATCAATGCCATTGGCCAATATGTTGCCACGGCCAAAGACCCGCACCGCGCTTATCTGGACGTTCTAAACTATCCCAAAATTGCCGCCGGAATAATTAAGCCAACGCCCAATACAGGATTGCCCGCGCATCTAGGCGAGGCATTTGACCTGTTGGTCAACATGGATGACCGGCAGAAAGTAATAGACAACGCGCTCAAAGCCTGGACCGATGCTCAAAAATTAGTAGACCTACAGGCCAAAGCGGACATCAACGCAAACAAGGCAGACATAAGTGCGGGCGAAAAAGCGTTTAATGTGCTTCTAAGCCAATACGGTTCTGAAGACCTGCAAGACGCAGACTTCTTAGAGCAAGCCCAAGCAATTATTGATGACATGGGTGCGCTTGGTTATGACGCCGCCAAGCTGGAAAAAATGGAAAGCCTGATTGTTACCGGGACTGTGTTTACTGAGGAAGACACAACAGGGACCAGCATTGTATACGCACCTAAGTCAGTCAGTGACATTAAGGTTATGATTGAACGCCGCATTTTGCGAGAAGACCCCAGCCT